ACCCATAGCAAATGAAAAAACTCCAATCGGTTATGGCGTGCCCCTCCCCGCTTTCGTCTTTCTTTAGGCTACGTATACCCCTGTATTCCTGATCGTAAACGTGAAACGGCTCATTAATTCGTATGCGCTCATCTAACGCGATTTCCAACGCCTGAATGAGCCGTAGAACAGGCGCGTTTGAGTGAGGGTTGACGGCGGCGGCTATCGCGTGTATCCGCACATCGTAGCGATCTACAAACATTGTTTTAGTGTTAGCCGGTTCCGTTTTGAGCAATTCAACCGCAAAGAGGGGTGAAGGTTGGTTTTCCGGCGTGTCATGGGTTGGTATCCCGGTACGTTGTTCTATGAATGTGATTAACTCACCCAGAAACACCGCCGCCGAAAGTCTCAGCGTTGACATTCTACCCCTCCAAAATCTCTAACAAATGCTCTTTGTAAATCGGTTTTTGCGCTTCGATGTTCGATTCAAAAAAGCGTTGCCCCTCTACGTAGCCGTTCCCCCGTGTGCGGTGTCCGTATTCAACATGCGGCGCGTAGTCTTTTATATACGCCACTTCATCGTTCCCAATGAGGGTTAGCGAACCCATCAACTCACCGGTTCGCACGGGTGTACCGCCCTCAGACTTGCCCCGGTTGTATATCTCTGTCGCTTCTCTCAGGGCAATTTGGGGAAACACGCTTTGGAGTTGCGCCCATTGATCTAGCTTTATCCCTAGCCCGTCAACATCGGTTAGCGTTACTTGAATCAGTCCCATGACTAGCCCCCCGATGTAACGCCGGTGTTTCCGGTCGCACCCGTGATACCCGTCGCACCTGTAGCCCCAACGGGCTTTTTGGTTCGATAGACCGTCACAGCCGCGCCGTCACGAAACGCCGCATAGTGGGCAACCGTCCACCGGTAGCCGCCTAGCGCGATCTCCGAAACGTTTTCAAACGTGTTCGGGGTTTTCGCCGTAAACCATGTGCGGGTGATAAGGTCAAAGCCATTACCAACTACCGGTTGTTCTACAGCCTTGAATGGGAGCGTGCGGAAATGAGCCGTTCCAATCTCTGTTAGTTCGCATACCGGTTTGTGTGTTTCGTCTGTACCGGTTTGGGTTAGTCCGTAAAGGGTACCTATACGCCAACGCATGTTTACCCCCTTAGAAAAACCTAATGCCAACCGTACCCGTTGTACTAGATAGGCTACGCCGCAACGACGCGAGATCATCCTCATAAGCCGCCATCAAATCATCAATGAAAGTGTTGGAAACGCTCCCCCCGTCACCCATAGATTCAGACTTAGAACCTTCATAGCCCCGCAACCTTAGAGCCTTTACCGCAACCTCTACAACGATTGTCAACGCTGCATCCGGTACGGCGTAGGGGGCTAGGCGGATGGATACACGGTCAAACGCGCTTTGCAACATTTCATCAATAGCCGTTTGGGGCGGCGCGGCTTCATCTTCCAAGAGCCGCGCCGCTACCCGTTCGGATAGAGCGGCTTTAATTGCCGCATCCATGTTTAACCCTCGGAAATCGTAATATCGGCGATAGCAAGGGCGTTGGGGTTGGCAAGAGCCGGGATGAACATACCGCTTGCCTTAGTCCAGTGTGCAACAGGGTCTGGGCTGTTCCACTGGGTAACCGTCACGAACTGCTGCTGTCGCAGAGCATCGAACGCGCCGCCCTGTGCCTCTTCCTCCGGCGTAACGCCCCAAATGCCCGCGCCCAAAGCACCGTTGGAACCAGACGCGAACATAACGAACTTGCCAGCCGGGAACATCCTGCCAGCGGTAACGGTAGCCTTACCGCTTGCGTCCACGCCCTCGATACCATAACGCGCTTCATTGATCTCCAACGTAAGCCCATCGAACATGCTAGAGAGCAGGTTATTGACCTGATCACGGGTCGGGATGGTTCCAGCGCCAGCGGTACCGAAAATAGCCGTCTGAACCTTCGTATTCTTGCACATCATCGAGAAGATAGCGCGGGTGGTAACGATAGTGTCAGGCGCAAGCCCCGCCGCCTCGATAGCGGCGTACCAATCGCCAATGTCACCCAGAATATCACTAGTCTTGCCCCACGAAGCGGTATCCTTGTTACCGGCGGGAACACCGTAATCAACCGTGAAAGTTGCGCCGTTCTCGTCAATGGCAAGTTGCCCCGACGTAAGAACTTCCATCTTAGCAACCTCGGCGCGGGTGATAACGCCCTCAGCCATACGCGCCACATCATCAAAGACGTACTCTTTCACGCCATCCATGCCCATACCGTTAGTAATCTTGCGGATAGCCTCGGTAACATTGATCTTTTCCTTGATAAGCAGGGTTTCCGTCCTAATCTTATCGAACGGGAGCCTACTAGCAATGTACGCCTCAGTGTCAAGCGCGTGAACCGGGGCGATAGTCGGAAGGGTGCCGCCCTTAGCAACGCGCGAATACTCAGCGAAAACATACTGGGTCTTACGGTCGGGGAAAAGGCGATTCCCAAGATAATTCCTCTGAACGCTCAGATTCTGCGAGAAGTCGAGCAGTTCGGCATCGGTAATAAGGTTGGAATAGTTAATGCTCATTTATATCAACTCCTTTCAGAATCTAGGTTTAGGACGTTGCGCCGGTCGCGCCGGTTGCCCCGGTTGCACCGGTCGCACCCTGCGGGGCGGGAACCGTGATAAGGTACAGCCCAACGGCGGCAAGGTCGGATTTCTTAGCGGTGACATTATCGGAAACGCGATCAGCGCGAACACGACCGGCAAAGATAACCGAAATCGGATAAGCCGTCTCGCCCGTAATATCGTAATCCTCGAACACAACACCGTACTCATTCGTACCGGTGAAAAGGCTACCCGCCTTAACAATGCTCTTACCGCCGATAGACGAAATCTCAACCGCGCCGCTTACAGCGGTGCGCGTCTTAGTCACGAGTCCGATCTCGGACTCAAGAATATTAAGCGACTGAAAAACAGTCAGATTCTCATTGAACGCCATTTAGTTACCTCCGTTCATTTTGGCGTTGTATGCCTCTGCAAACGTCTTGCCCGCGCTGGGCGTTGCCGCCGTCGTTGGGTTGGGTGATTTTGGCGGTTGCGCTCTAAGAGCATCCTTAACCGCCCTATCAACCTCAGCCGCCCACAAACCCGTTACAGCGTCCACCGCCTCTTTAGTCTTTGCAGCGTCGGGGGAAACAAACATCTTTAGCAACGCCGGGGGGAAATTGATACCGGATTCAGCCAACGTCTCACGCGCAACCTCCATTTGCTGTGAAAGGTTGATCTGCTCGATTAATGCGGCGTTTTCCTTCTCTAGCCTTTCCCGTTCGTGCTTTGCCCGGTCAAGTTCGTTCATACCCTTTAGCTTCTCAGCCTCCGTAGCCTCTTCACGCTCTTTAGCCGCCTTTGATTCCCATTCAGCATGTGCGCGGGCTAGCCGCTTTTTAATGATTTCGTCAACGTCTGAATCCGTGTATTTCTTTTCAGGCGTTGCCTTTTCCTTTTCCGGCTTTGCGGGCTTCTCTTCCGGCGGCGCAACATGCAAAGCCGTTGTAACGTCCGCCGTATTCGCCGAAATAGCGGCGTTCTGGGGTGGGTATGAAGTGGAACTAACCGTTGTGATCGTTTCGTCGTTTGCCATTTGCTTACCTCCATAGTTTTTTACGTGTTCCATGCCTACACCTGCCATAGCTTTTAACGCCGCTCAATGCTTGGGCGTACCCTTCCGGGTAATAGAAAAAGCCGCCCGAAAGCGGCTATATTCCCAACATCGTTTTTACGCTCTGTTCGTTTATCGCGTGTCGTTCTAATCGTTTTATCTCTTTACCAGATTCATCAACGGTAATGAGAGTGGGGATCTTTTTGACCGTGTATCTAATCGCCTTATCAGGGTTATCCATGCAGTTAATTATCTCGATGTTCGCGCCCTGTTCCATGAGCGGTTCGATGATCTCCCGCCTTGCCCACTTGCAATAACCACAATACCCAGCCCAAAAGTAGTATGTAATCATTCCTCAAACTCTGCTAACTGTTCGCGCATGTCAGATATGAAATCCTCAGACGTGCCTAAGGCAAATTGTGTGGTACAGCGGCAATTAGGATGGATAGGCGGGAAATTTATCCCCGGTTCCGCCTCACTACACAGAGCCGGGTTAACGCGCATTTCATTTTCAATCGCCGTGCAATCCGCGCACGCTTTCCCGTCCGTGATCGTTGAGAGAAAATAGGCGGCATCGTCGCTACCGTATAGGCTCATAAAACTCTGCCGTTGCGCCTCATTCAGCACAAACGTTCCCTCTGTGCGAATTACGCGCATTGTTTCGTAGCGCGAACGATCAACGAACTTTTCCCTTAGTTGGCGTTCCATCGTGTCATAGTTAACGCCACGGGCTAAACCTTGCGCGAATTCGTTATAGAGAAAGTCAGTCAGCTTTTGTTTGTTTGACCATATGCGATCTGAAAAATCTTCTCCACCCGTCCACTTAGCCCCAACCGTGAGTTTTACAACATCGGCGTTAACGGTGTAGAAATTCGCGCCAAAGCCCATTTCCTCAGCGATCAAATCCGCCGCCCTCAATGCGTCGTTCGTAAGCATCGGCGTTATTCTGTCAATCTCTGCCGCGCCTATGTTCAACTGCTGCAAGCGCATTGATTCCCTAACGCCCTCTAACTCATTGAGTTTGTAGATTGATTCCCTAACGGGCATTAGGTGTTGATACTGAGGGTACTTTTTTGCAAAAGCGTCCATCTGGGCGAAAAGTAATTGTTTATCCGTATCGCTTAGGCTTATGAGCATGTTCCTGTATTGCAATACGTTGTTTTCGCCGTACCTCTGATAGTAAGACGCGATCTCTTTAGACAGTTTCGCCGCTTCACGCTCATAGTACGAATTGAGTTGTTTGGCTAATTTCGCCTCTTCACGTTCTACCTGAGCGTATAGCTTGACTTTGCGCCGCTCCCAATAGTCGGGGCTATCCATTTCTACGCCTCACGAATTGCGGCGATAATCTCAGCTTTTTTCATGCCGGGTTTAATCTCAATGCCGTTTTTCTCGGCGTAATCGCGCAACTCAACAACCCGCATTTTCTCAAAGATGTATTCAGGATTTCCAACCGCACCGGCATGGTCGTTCGTTTCTGCCTCGAAATAGAGTTTGTCCGCCATGATATAACCCTCACGGCATTTAGCCCACTCACCTTCAATGGCTTGAATTTCAATCTTCTCTCCACGTTCCATAGTGCGAACGACCGGGAAAGACGTACCCGCGCCCTTACGGATATTGAGCCTGTATCTACCTTGATAGCTAGCGATCATCGTTACCCCCTAGAGCCGGATACATTTCATTGTTCAATGATTCTCTTTCGTTGCGCTTGCGTTCCATTTCACCCGCTGCATCTTCAACACACGAGAGAATGGAAAGTTGCGTTTCCTCAGAAACGATACCCGCCAACGCGCCCGCTATCTGTGCCTCATTCGCAAGATCGGCGGGCATGTTGCGCGTCATAAGTATTTCAGTAGTAGCCCAATCATCACCGGTGAAACTCTCGCCCGGAACATTGGAAAGTAGCCTCAGCCTGTGCCTAATGGAATCCTTGAACCGCTGCTCTTTGCTCTTAGCCATGTTAGCCATTGGCATAAGCCTTTTGGTAAGGGCGGTACCGCTTGCAGTATAGAAAGATTCATCCGTAATGTCAGGAACCATAGACGTTTTGTAAATCAGCGTTTCCAGACGTGAGAGTAAGTTTTCTTGTGTCACATCGGCGTTAGGCTTTTCGAGGAAATACACGTTGGGAGTTTCCTCACCCCAAACGTTAATAAGGCGGTATTCTCTCAAATCAACTTTGAAATCCTCTGGCAACTCTACACCGGTAACGGCTAAGTACGCATCTGCAAAATACTCAACGTCGTTTGCCTTTTCACTCAAAGCGGCGTTGAAAGCATCTGCAAGGTTCATCACATCTTCATACAACCCCGCGCTATTTTCATCCTGAGTGTATTCGATCAGAGGCACACCGCCGAAAACATGCGGCGTTGGTTCCTCGAATTCGATACCGTTACCAGAATTCTTGAACTGCACGATCTGCCGTGAATCACTCCACGCGCCGAACAATGAGCCGTGATCGTCAAGAGCAAACGTAACCCCAAAGAGCGGTTCGCGCACTACTGAATCGTCATAGACTACAAACCCGGCGCGGGGGGAAATGTACGCGCTTGCAGGTTCGCCGTGTTGGTTCATGTAGAGAAGTTCATAAGCCCTGCCGTATTTTGTGCAACCCATCGAGATAGACGCATCCACGCCCGCTTGATTGTTGCGTTTGTTGTAAAGGTCTAGCCATGTATCGGCTATTTCGTCTGTGTTGCGGTACTCAACCGGGTTTCCAATGAAATAGCCCTCAAAGGTTGTAGCGATCTGCCTACAGAAATTAGCCGCCAATCTGTTATCTGGTTTGTAATCTTCTCTGGGGTTGCGCCCGAAAATGGCGAATTGCCGCCTAAACGGTGTATCCAAAATCTCATACCGCCGCGCATACCCAGAATTGAACGCGCCTATAAGAGAAGTCAGTAGGTCAACGGTCATTTCCGTTTCAGCGGGCAAGGTAAAGGCATCGAAAAGAGGGTCACGCCCGTTATCGTAAAAGTAAGTACGGTATTGAATCATTTATTAAATCCCCTCTGTAAATCCCTTGAAGCGGGTTTTGGTTTCATACTTTCTAATCGCGCTTGCCAACGAATCGGGAGCATCATCATGTTCCGAATGTTCGTTGTAGTCTAGGATTTGGGATAGCGCGTTAGTGTCTAACGGGTACTCAGGGCAATCTAAGATATAGACTTTTGACCATGCGCCCTTTAGATAGGTTGAAATCTTTATGAATTTGTTTTCTTTTTCCTGATACGTTTGGGCGGGGTAGCCCTTTTCCCGGATAGCCTTAGCCAAATAGCCTTTATCGGCGTTTTTCTCACAATGGATTGTCCCAACTTTCAGCCGCTTGCACAGGGCTATGATTTCGTCTAATACTTCATCAACCGCCCGTTGCCATAGCCTTATGTATGCGTAATAGTTCCCGTTAACGCGATTGATGCAGGTTAATGCAGTACCATCCGCGCCGCCGAAAGCCGCATCAACATGCGCGATACCGTCACGTATCAATTCATAGTTGGTTGTGAATTTCGCATCCGTGAAAATAGCATCTTCATCCGCTATGTGTTTAAGTTCGTAGTTAGCGGCGAAAAGTGACGCGCTCATACTTTGGCGTAGTGCTTTGATCTGATCGGGCGTGATTAACCCGGTAGTGTAGCAATCAAACTTTTTGATATTCGGCATTAAAGAGAAACAGTCATCTTTGTGCCACGGCGTACCGGTTGAGACAATCCGCCCGCCCCGGTTCCTCACGTTTTGCAATTCCTGATACACGAGTTTGGTTTGCTTGCGCTCTGCACCGCTTAGACGATCTTTCAGGTTAACAATATCGTCTGTGAATACCAAATCAGCGTGTTTGCCTGTGAGACTTCCGCCTATGCCATAGCCTGTGAGTTGCGCCGCGCCGCTTGCGCCCCCTGCTAGGTTCGTTGATACCGCGCTGTAGGTTGCTTTCGTCACCTTCAAAGGCACGCCGTAAATAGTTGCGGCTATGCCCTGAAACGTCGGGGATTGTAGCAGGTTGCCAACGCTCTGCATTACCTCTGCAACGTCTGATTCTGTCTTGCGTAGGAACATGACCCTTTGATCGGGTTTGAGCACACAGAGCAAAGCAAACGCGAAAGTAACGCAAGTTGTTTTGTATGAACCTCTATGACCTAAGAAAGTAACGTCACCTTTCCCAAACGCCATTTCCTTAATCCATGCGTTATGGAAGTCCGTTAGTTTCGTGTAGCCGCACGCACGGGCGTATTTAACCGGGTTGGCGCGTAGATCGTTAACTAGAGCCTTCATCCTCTGCACTTTCAAGCAACCGGGCTACCTCGCGTTTAGCCTTTTCTATATCGGCGTTGATCTCAACACGCTCCGTTGGCTTTTCGCCTAGCGTATCGCGTACAAACTCAATAGCCCGCATATCGCCGTTAAGAGCGTTTTTGAAAGCCTTAACCATTAGCAGGGTTGTACCGTCTACCTTTTCGCCGGTGTCCTTTTCGATGTATTCCCGTGAAAGGATTTCCGCCAACGCTTCACGCATCAATTTACGTTCGCGCCTAGCCGCGCCGCTTGCCTTGCCGCCTTTGCGGGCTATTTCCCTTTGTTCCTCTTTCGTTCGCATTGATTGAGGAATAAGGTTTTTCGTTCCGTCGTTAGCCATGATCTAGCCTCAATCACAACGCCAAATCGTCAAGATTCTTACCGCGCTTGAAAGCCGCTTTTCTTGCAGCATCGGCAAACTTACGCGCCATGTAGGTGTCATGCCTTTTCGCAAGTTCTAGGATTTGGCGGTATGTCATAGATTCCCCCTAAAAGAAAACGCCCGGCGCATGGCGGGGAATTTCCCGGATGTGGCGCGGGGCGTAATCTCTGAATTAATCGCTAGTAACACATCTAGCATATTTATATTATAAGGGTAACATTTCACATGCGAACATTTATTCGGCGAACGGTTGTTCGGTGTTATTTACTTTTCCGTTCCTTTCTCCCCACGAGCAACTTCGCCCCGCAGTTGGGGCAGTAGCGCGGCGGGCTATCCCATACCCATTCGCAACTATGCCCACACGAAAACACATGCTCATACACCCACGCTTCGCCGCCGTCATTACTGCCGATGTAGGTACATACCAGATCGGTGCGGGTGTTCCATGCTTCGATGGCTTCTTGCTCGGAGAAGCAAATAGCGGTTCCGGGTTCTGCCGCACATAGCCCGTTATCGCAAAAAACATTCCATGTGTCTGTGCTTTCGTCACAAAACATGCTGGCCTCGCCCCCGCAGAACGGGCACGGTTTTAGATCGTTCATTCTTGCCCCCTCAGCTTTCTCCCGCATTTCGGGCAATAGCCTACCTCTGTAAACGCTATATCGCCCCCAAATTCAACAAACAAAAACGCCCTATTGCAGCCGCCATCAAACTCGATACCAACGCTTATATTGTTTTCCTCGCGTTGCGTTTTGATCAGCTTCATGGGTAATGCGTTGCAATAAACACATGAAAACGTTTCTTTCATCGCGTAACCCTCCAATAGTTTTTAGGTCGCTTATCGTAGATCACTACCGCGCTAGGGAATGGCGCACAGCCCCCCCCGTAATCGTTGAATCTCAAACGCCCCCGGATAAATCTAACCTCTGTAGCATGGTTAACAACATAGTCATGCCACCATGCCGTATCTGTTCGCGCCGGTACTAGCACAACCGTTACACCGTCGGGGTTATCGGTTGCGGCTTTCCTCACCCAGTCTTTAATTTCTCTGCCATAGGGGGGATTTAGCCAAACATTACCGCGCCATTCTTGGATAAGCCCGTTTTCCTCTTTCGTGTAGTGCTTTTCACAGAGGGCGTTTTCATGTGTTGATGCAACGTCAATAGTAAAATGGAATTCCCTATCAAGTTCATTAAACAATTCAATAGGCGTAGCCCATTCATTCGAGTTGCTAGACTTCATCCCTTTTGTAAACCCCGCCATTACTCAGCCTCCATTTCAAAAAGTGCGGGTTGGTTTGGTTCATATGAATCTAGGAACCTTTCTTGAATAAAAATCTTTTCTATTCGTTCATCTTTGGTTGTTGCGCTCATTGACGTTATGCGCTTTGTCCGTGCGATCTCCGCGCAACCCGGCGGCGCGTCATACTCACTAACGAAAACGGGAAATTCAACGCCGTTTAACCACGCATCAAACGCCGAAAAATCAAAATCGCCATATCGTGAGGAATTGACCGTTGATCTATAAGGCGGGTCAGCGTAAACGGTAGCCCCTTCCGGGATATTCACTAGCCGGTAATCACCCTGCAAACTTTGTAAACCCTGTAGGCTTTGTAGGCTTTGTAGGCTTTGTAGGCTTTGTAGGCGGGATATACGTCCTAGGAACTCAAGCTGTACCAACCGCTCGATACCCTCTAACTCTGTTACCCGCCCATGCCCGCCGCAACCAAAGTAGTTTGATAGTGCATCAATAAAACGGTGGTACCATTGGTAACGCTCCCATAATGAACCGCTGCAAATCATCAACGAAGCGGGGCGTTTCACCGCCTCCAATTCCTCACCCCATAGATACGTTGTTTTGTCGTTTCCGAAACTGTTTAACAACGCCATAGCGGTATCGGTATCCCGGTACGCTTGCCATTCCTCACGAGTTGGGCAAACCGAATAACCATCAAACTCACCGTTTATTGCAGCGCAAAACACAATCATTGAATCCGTTTTATCATTTGCGATTATGTTTTCGTATTTCCCGGATAATAGGGCGGCGTGAGTCACCGCGCCCCCCCCCGCGAATAAATCCACGAGGGTATGCGAGGGCGGGAGTATGCTAACAACCCAATCCGCAACCCTTGATTTTGAACCTTGATAGGGTAGCCCGTACTTCATTCCTCAGCCTTTCCCTTGCCCACGATCAGAGCCGCCCAGCCGTGAGAATCTATCCAATCATGCGTGATACGTTCTATCCGTCTTGCATGTACCGCTGTGATGTTCATTTCCCCGGCGATCTCAGCCCATTTGAAGCGGTCAATGTATCGAAGTTCGATAACATCCGCGTACTTATGCCCTAAAACTGTTCTAATACCATCAATGAGAATCAACGCGCCGCCCAGATCGTCAATGATGGCGTTCCGCTCTTTCTCTAGGTATTCCAACCTCAATAACGCCGCTTGATGCCTGATAGCCGCCGCCGCCGTCGGGTCGCTAATAATGGTTTTCGCTCTAGGTTGACGCTTTTGCTCTAGCCAATCGGAACCGTTTAATAAAATCGTGTTGATTGTTTCCAAGCGGTCAACCATGTTTCTCACGCATACCCAATAAAGGCGGGAACTATCCCATGAATTAGCGTATATGGCGGCTTCAATCGCCCTCACCGCTTCACCGTCCTAACCGTCCATTGAGGATGTGAGAAAGAATATTGAAAGCGGGGGCATTTTAGATTTTTCTCAGTCGTTGCCTTTTCAGAATCGCACCGCCCGAACATGCGACAATATGTGCAGCTGGTTTTCATTTCGTCACCCTCATAACCACATAGGCAAACACGGGTAATGCTACGATCAACGGGAGTAGAATCAGGATTTGGATAGCTTTCATCGTAGAACCGCCTTAGCGTGTTCGATTTCTCTAACCTTTTGCACGATCTCACCCGAAACGCTTTGAAGCGTCTTTCTTGCGTGTTCCCGGTCTAGACTCTGCCAACCCTCACACATGCAATCGTGTAGAATAGCCGTCATTTCAGGCGCGTACACACCCCCGAAAAGCACGATTGAAAACGCCGCTATCTGGTAAATTTTCGGTTCCTGTTCGCCCCTTTCGATTTTGTAAAGAGCGGTCGGGGAAATGCCCACGCCCGTTTTTTCGTTAATCGCGTCGGCGTATTTCTCCACGCTCGAATATCCGGCGGCTTTCCTTGCCCGCTTTAGCAACGCGCCTAGTTTCTCAAAATCAATCAACTCACTTGCAGAAGCCATCTAAGCCCCCTTGATTTCATCGCGCAACCACGCATAAGAAACGGTTGTTTGGTTACGCTTTGCGCGGTCGCAAATCTGTTGAATCCGTGTCACGGTCAACCCGTATTTCCTGCCGATTTCGGCATAAGTCATACCGCTTTTACGATCTTCAATAATCGCGTTGTTCCGCTCTGTCTTTTCTGAGATTGTTTGGTTTGCGGTACTCTGCCGCCATTCAAAAGCAGGTTCCCCGAATAGAACATAGAGTGATTTAATACCTACGTCCCACATACGGCTGTAATCATCAAATGAGATTTCGAGAGCATCATCAACGCACCTACAGCCGCAAACGAAATAGAGTTTGTCAAGAAATCGCGTTTGCGCGGTTGTGTTGGCGAAACACCGCCTGTTGTTTTCGATGTATCGCAAAACCTCAGCGCAAAAAGCGTAGTAGCATGAATCCTTTTTGTAGTTCATTCTTTCCCCTCCATTAGCTTTGATAGTTGCTCTAGCGTGGTAGTAACGTAGGTTTCCCCGATCTTCTCTTTACCCTTGCCCTTTCGCTTATGAACGACGAAAAACCATTCTGCATTGTCGTTTTGAGCCTCTTTGATGGCTTCATCAATCCAAGTTGAAAGCTGCATGGATTTGTGATTCTTGCACTCGATCACAACGCGCCCGCCGTTTAGGAAAGCCCCCTGAATATCGCCCGTGTCTTTGGAACCGTGCTTAACTCGGCGGTCAATATCTAGCCCGGTGCGATCTCTCAGGTATTCGGCTACCTGAGCCTCAAACGTTGCGCCTTTTCTAGCCTCTTTACTCATTCGTGCAATGCCCTACTTCTCTGCAATTAGTCCAGCATTTCATTAGTTCGCACTCAGTTTTACCCCCGCCTATATCCACTACGCTCAATTCGTGCGGGCAATTGAACGGGTCTATTTCGTCAAACCCAAATGGCAAACGTGCCTGAGTCCGTAGGTTTTCGTGAACGCCCATTCTTCGTTTTCCCGGCATAATCCCGAAATCTCCACTCCGCAAACGTGCATAGCCCCGTAATGCCTACATTGGTAACAATGTCTAGGCGTTCCCATGTTGTGCAGGTGTAGCAACCATGCCCGCCGCCTCTTGACTTCATCCGCCCGCCTGAGCAATCTCCCGGCTAATGCGTTTAGATCGGCGGGGCTGCATGACGTAAGTAACGAATCTTCCCAGAGATCGAAATCAAAGCCGCTACGCTCTACCGGGTCGAATCCGCTCATTAGAACCACGCCCCGCCGCTGCAAGTGTTGTTTTTCCCCGTTCGCCGGTCAAACTTAGAGCAAAACCCCGAATCCAACTTGCGCCGTATCAACTTGCCATCTTTGCGCGTAAAGCGATCTGAATAATTCGGTTCGTAGAAAAAACAACCGCTGCAATATCTCTCAGGGATATAGCCGAAATAATCCCTTTCATCTTTCATGCGATCACCCGCCATTTAGTGATAATGTCAATTTCCCTGAGCGTGATAACCTTTTCCGGGCTTCTCAATGAACGCAAAATATAGGTACCGTCTGAATCCTTGAAAATCACCCGATAGCGGGCTATACCGTTCCCGCCCTGTAAGACTTTCCCAATGTAGAAATCCATCATTCCCCCAATGCGAAATCAAACGCTAGTTGTGTATCGTCTTGAACCTCAGGAACTTCCGGGTAATCCTCATATGAGATACCGCGCAAGTTGCAGCAATCGAACGGGTTTGTGTTGTAGTTATCACGGAAATACAAGTAGTGATCTCGCACGTATTCGCCCACGCTGCGTTCGTCAAAATCAGTCAAACGCTCTGCAAGTTCGATTTTCCGATCTAACGGCAAATTCAAATGCCCGCCGAAAGATACGGTGTATTCGTGATAGTCAAAATCGAACGTCCGTTTAACGTATGGATTCACCTTTAGGAATTCAATTAGAATCTTTCCGCACTGAATCGCGTTTATAACGTCCGTGTCCACAAACTCGACTATGAACGGTGATAGCCGTATGCTTGCGTCAAAGCCTAGCCGGGTAAGTTCCTCAACCGCCCAAACCCTTAGGCTTTCGGGTGATGCCGTCTCAAACCTGTTGCCGCGCCAATCATCGGTAGCCGTAATGGAAACCTGAAAATGCGCCAAATCCGGGTCATACTCATGCAGGTATTCAGGAAAGCAAACCGCCGCGCTTTTCGTGGTAATCAGGTAATGGATTCCCGCATCATTCAATAGGCGGATTGTTTCAAGCGTCATTCTGTGAAAACGCTCTAGCGGTTGGAAGCAATCTGTCATGCCGCCTAGCCTCACAACCGCCCCCGGCTTGATCGTGGAAACCGCCTTGCGCATGGTTTCCACGGTCGCAACCGCCGGGTTATAAGGATGCCAATTGCCCCGAAAGTCTAAAAGATGCCTTGCGTAACAGTAATTGCAGTTGTGCAAGCAACCGCGCCCGTATGGGTCTAAGCGGGCGTTATATCTGCACCACGTGTTGAACTTCCGGTTTTCCATGACGGTATAAGGAGACTTGAATTCATCCATTACAAACGCCCAACCGGTCTATAAAGGTCTTTGATTTTCTTAGGGTCACCCTTGAAACCAACGATTATTTTTTGTTCCTGTTTCGGGAACTTTCGGCTATTCATCGTGTGCTTAACCTGAGCGTTTTTCGTGAACGCCGCCTCTAGGAAAATCAATTTGTTGTAGAGAAAAAGCCCCTGTTTCTTGATGAACAATTCGATTTCGGATTCAATACCGTAATAATCGCCGTTACTGTCCCTAGAATCCCCAACCATGCAGATAAAGAAACAGTTTTCGTTAAGGTGGTTAATTGCGATCTCGAAACCTTTTAAAAGCGTGTCCCTGAATTGCTCATAGGAAGGCATATCGTTTAACTCACCGGCGGGCGGCTTGCCGTCATAATCCAAATAACGCTCTACCTTGTAATACGGCGGGCAAGTGAACACCTGATCGAACATTCCTTCAGGCTCATACGTCGAACTGTCGGCGCAAACCCACTTAGCTTGATACTCAGAGCAAAGGGCGTTATTAGCGTCACATTGGTTTTGTCTGATTTCGCTTGCAAGGTACTCATAGCCCCTATGCCCCGCTACGAAACCATATTGAACGCCGCCCCCAAACGGGTTATAAATCCGCTTTCCCTTTTCAGGCATGAACAGGGTAACCGCAACGTCGCATGCTACCGGGTCAAGAACGCTTGCGCCTAAGTTGTGATCTTTTCCGCTAACAACTTGCGCCAAACCGCCGTTAACCTGCCAACACCCCTCACGGGTCGCAAAGCGCGGGTTAGGGATATTCTCGCGTTCCCCCGCCGCCTCAATAAGCGCGTTCCATGCCTTTTTCTCTGCCAACCATTCTTTAGTTTGGCTATCCCAAACGTTTGTTTGAGTGATTTGAACGTACTTTTTCAGCCGTGCGAATTCCTCAGTTGAAATGTAGTGTCCATCTACCTTGCCACCGTGAACCATATAAACGAAACCGCTCTTGATTATGTAGGTTTCAAACCCGGCTTTCTCGAAAAGTTCCGGCGTTTCCAAGTCGCTTTTAGGCGAACAGGTAACACTAGCCGGGTATTCGTATTCCTCCATCCGCGCTAATACGGTTTCAACCATCGCAAGATAGAGCGTTTCGTTTCGCCATCTGTCCCAAATGGCGGATTGAAGGAAACAACATTCCTGCTCTTTGTCGTTAACCTGATACGTGATAAACCCTACAAACGTACCATCATGCAATTCCACGATAAGAGCCGGAAACTTTTGCATATTCGGCCTAGCCGCACGATGTGCGATCTTGTCATGTATCGCAAGTTCCGCAACTTTCGTCTCATACCCGCTACCCGTGACGGCTTCGATAAAGTGAAAATCGAAATCATTAAGGTTAATCGTTACGGGTTTCGTTTCGCTTTGAAGCAATAGTGTCATTTGTTCCATAACTACCCCTTAGAGTTGGTTTAGTGCGTTCCAAAAATCATCGTTGTGACATAGCCGCCAATCATCGGATTTTTCCCGGCTTGACTCTCCCCGCCATAGCCATCCGATTTGATCATCGAACGCAAGTTGTAGCCGGTTCGCGTGTCTCAGCCCATGACAGCCTGTAACGCCTGAGCCGCACAGCGAAATCAACGCGCCTTTCCAATGCCTCTTGCCGGTCAAGCCCTTAGGCGGTTCGTGATGTGTGTTAGCCCCGAAACGCCCACAGACTATGCAACAATCGCCGGTCATATCGCGCCAATTCTCACAATTCGAGCGGTCAATAATCATTCGTCTACCCCCTCCAAAAGTTCGGAAACGGTAAGCCCGAAAAAGTCAGCCAAAGAAAGCAACCGATACAATGAAGGCGTGTGCGTACCGCTTGCATACATGCCAACGGATTTTTTGGGTATGCCCATGTAATCGGCGATCTCTTCCGCGCTTGCGTTGTAGTCGCTCATTAGTTCCCTGAGCCGTTGCGAAAACCTCATTTCCCTTTCATCTCCATTTCATGTTGCCGTTGCAGGATGTAGATTTTCGTTTCGTAGTGACGAATTAGGAATCTGTCTGTTTCCGAAAGCGTGTGTAACCGATCACGCTCAAACCCCAAATCAGCTACCTCAGTATTTCCCCGTACCAGATCGGGAATGAGCGTTACCGGGTAGGATTTATCAAACCGAAATTCAGCGGTTTTCTTCTCAACCGCTACCCGGTACGCCCGTTTAGCTTCGTCAAAGGCTAGATCGTCATTCCTGAATTCCTCGATGATTTCCCGTTGTTCCGTTATCGCGTCCCATAGAACTTGGAAGGTGTCAAACATCAATCAGCCCTCCAAGTGATACCGCACGATTCACAGCGAAAGAGCGGGCTACCATCTGAAAGCGGGCTGCACAAAACATCACATTCAGGGCATGGAGAAACCGCCGGTGTTGCCTTTTTCGCCGGTTCGC